TAAGTAGTTATATTTTAAGTTTGTTAGTTTAATGTCTAGCTTATCGCTATCGTTTACCAATAAACTTTTAATAATTTTTGCCGTAACTACTTGATTATCAGTAGTAGTTGTTGAAGTATTACTTGAGTTGATCTCTGTAACTTCTTGGTTTTCAGCGTTTTGTGTAAATAAATCCATTTTTGTTAGTTTTTTAATTAATATGGTGCAATATATACAAATAATTTACAATAAGATATTAAATTAATACAAATGTTTGTTCTTGTTTACTAGAGTAGAAAACACTTTTTTTAATTTTTTTTAAAAATAGCTTTTTTTTAATCTCTTTTCTTGCCTCTTTTTATTTGGTTGGTTGTGGTTTTGTGCTTTTTGTGGTTGGTTGGTTGGTTGGTTGGTTGGTTGGTTCTTTTTTTAAGTAATAGAACGCATGCACGTGATAACAATTTTTTTAATATAAACAAGTAAAAAAGTAATTATTTTTTAATTTAGAATGATTCTAAATAATGAAGTAAAATTTAAAATAAAATTTATTTTCTAATGTCGAGAAACTGAACGAAAAAAAATCTTATATAAAAATATTCCACTTAAAAAAATCTTAATACATCAGGTTATCAACAAAAATTTTTGCACCTCCAAAAGTTGAAAAAAAAAATTTCACTTTTATAAAAAAAAATTATTGATTTGTAAAACTGATTTGCAAAAAATTTCTCATTTACACCACCTATATACCTAGCAGTTTCATGGCAGTTTCAGCAGACTCAGCAGTTTCAGCAGATTTGGCAGTTTCAGGGAGAAATTAAAAAATAAAAATATTTTTAAAATAAAAAATAAAAAATAAAAAAATAAAAAAAAGCCAAGAAAAATTAATTCCTTGACTTCTTCAAACTAAAACAAAACTAACAACTAAATCTTTACATAGGTCTTGAACCTTAATATCTTATTGATTATAGATTGACTAACTCTATAGGTTGATGCTAACTGATGCTGAGTAAACTCTCCTGTCTTGTAGTCAGCTCTAACCTTCTCTGCTTCTTCATAGGTAAACTTACGCTTTGCATAACCTCCACCTCTCCTGTCCTTCCTGTCGTATATATTTACACTCATATCGTTTTATTAAAGTAGGCATCTATAACCTCTAATGATTGATCTAATCCTTTAGTAACCCTAGCACAATACCCTTGCTGATTAAGGTAAGCTATCCATTCTTTTTGTTCTTTGGTTGGGTAGGACTTTTTATCCTTTTTTATTTCAAGAAACAATCCATGATACATTTCTCCTTTAAGGGTACCCCCCCCATCCCCCTTATCCCCCTCTACCCCCCTCTCCATAGGGAAACAGATTTGTAGGTCAGGGAAGCCTTTTACATAACCTGTAGCCTTAGCCTTCACAGCTTGTTTAAATGATGTCCTGATACCTCCTAAAGAAGCACAGTACATTACTTTAGGGTACTTAAGCTTTAGGTAAGTGATTACGCTTTTTTGTACTTCTTCTTCTTGATTTCTCAACTTTAGTTTTTTTAATTGATTGCTTGATTTCTCTACGAATCTCCATCATCTTATTGTAGACTTTGATTTCTAACTCTGCATTATCTAATCCGAGTTCAATGATTTCTTCCTGAGCTTCTCTTAGTCTTAGGTTGAGGTAGATGCAATAGAACAGTACAACTACAAACAGTATGATTTCCATATATTGTTTATTTAATAATTAGTATTTCCATATTGACCTTCAACATAGATGCTCTTGAACATGATGTCCATTTCTTTATTCCCTGATTTTAACTGCCTTATGATTCTTGCATTAATATTAGCATCCTTCTTAATCATCTCAATGTTATCAGTTAAGACAAATGTATCAATTCTTTTGAACTTATAGTGCATTGCCGAACCTTTCTTGCGATAACCATACTCTATCATAACCCTATAGATAGGGCTAGACATTAATTTCTTTTAATCTGTCTTGAGTTATTTCGCAAAGCTCATTGCCATTTTCATCCTGCAATATATCCTTATACATTCCGTTCTGATACCACTCACTAACAACAGTTAGCACCTCTTGTTCAGTTAGCTTTAATCTTTCAATTATATTTTCTTCCATATAGCTATTCTTTAATTTTCTCTAACTCGAACTCTAAGTGAGCTATAGCTTTGGTAAGGCAGTCAATAGGTGTGTCGTGCTTATGATAAGCTCTCAAGATGTAGGTAGTGGCTGTGGCAAGGTGGTAAGGTAAGTCAAAGTTATCACAAACCTTTCTAGCTTCATACCCGTTCTTTCCTTTATAGTAACTTGGAACTCTTTTGTCCCATAATCCTAACTCCTCTTTAGTTAGTTTCATCTTAGGATTAACCCCCCACTTGTTATCCTTATCACTAACTACTACATCTTTCCAATCTTCAATTTTATTGTCTTTCATTTAATCTATCATTTTCTAGTCCTCCTGTTCGTGTAACAACTCTATCCCTTTTATCCATTTGATCCATCCTCCATATAATCTTTTCATTTCTTTTGCTCCTTATTATTCCCTCAATAATACTCATAAATATAAGCATAGAAATTATAAAAACTATAACACATCCTATTAATAATATCATTTTGTTAAGATTTTTAGTAATTGGCTTGAGGTATATATTCTATCCTCGCCTGAATAATTCTCATATATCATTGTAAAGTTATCATCTTTCCAAGTCCATAAAGACCTTACATTCTTTTTGATATTGTCTTTCAATATCCACTTAATTGTTTTGTATGTTCTTTCTAGTTCGGCCATATTACTATTATATTCATTATTACTATTTTAGTTAATTGTATTGGGGAGGTAACCACACCCCCCCTCTACTACTCAGGTCTGAAAAATTAAAAGCTTTTTAGGTCTTACCCTTTATTGATTAATTATTTCCTGAGTATTCTTTATATATCTTTTTTATTCCATCAAAGCAAGCTGCTATACAAGAGCCGCAATTAGTTCCTGTTGAATAGTTAGTGTTATGTAAGGTATTGTATATCTCTATCATCTTCTTTTTAGCTAATTGGTCTTTAGCTCTACCAGTTTTTAAGTCAGGCCATAAAGCAATTATCTCTGCTATTATTTCTTTAGGTATATCTGTTCTTACTTCTACCTCTGTTGTTTTATCCCAATACTTCTGAGGACATTCCTGACTTGATATTCTAGCTTTAACTTTCATAAAACATAAGCACCTCTTACATTGTCCTGAAGGCTTAAAGTAATATACGCAAGACTTACAGATTCTTATTCTATCTTCATATATATCTTTAGGTACAAAAAACTTATTCACTTAGTATGTATTTTAATTCTGATCTTACTTTGTCTATTGTTGTAAATAAGCTGTTTCTACTTATTCCTGTTTTACTTGCTAAACTGTCAAGCGTGTTCCCTTCATAGTAGTACAACTCAAAGACTTTCTTATCATACCAAGTAAAGCTGTCTAAAGCACTATCTATCTTTTCAAGGCTCGTCCATTGGTAACTACTAGTTATGTCGTTTGGCAAGTTATAAAGGTGCTTAGAAGGGATTGTTTCGCCTGTTTCCATTTCATCATAAGTAACTGCACTTGTCAGACTATCAATGTGAGTGTAATACTTCTTGTACTTATAATAGTAATTACTTCTAGGACTTGTTAAGGCTCGTCTTAATGCTACTGCTCCATAACGTGTAACTCCTAGTATTCCATCTTTGTCGTAAATTGCTTTTAATGTTTCTTGATTCATACTTAGAAAATATAACATTAGTTCCTGTACGGATTCATTGACTTCATTCTCATCAGAAGTTAATCCATAAGCCATAGTCCGAAACTTATCTGATAGCTTTGATATTTCTTCGTATATCTCAGTCATTAATTGGTTCTATCTTATCAATCTTATTTACTGTGTCCTGTGTTAATTCATCAAGAACTACTCTGTAAGCCCTTACTACTGCTGAATTACTTTTAGTTTCTACTCCTGCAAAGAATCCATTAGTAGCTACTGCTAAGTTTATAGGTATAATTAGCATCCAATCCCAAAAGTTATTCTCTCTCTGTCCTTCTCCATAATGATTTGAATACTCCAAAATAATTTCAACTACTTCTAAATAATTATTGTATCTATTTTTTGTACTTACTTCCTTTGCAAACTCTTTACACATTGTTATGTAAGTTTCAATAATTACTCTGTGTTCATTA